TAGAATATACTCTTTGATATAATCTTCATATTCTAATTGAACTGATATTTCCATACCATTCTCATCAAATTCAACTTCATTAGATTCATTTACTTCTTCACCATCTACTAACTCTTTAGTAATATCATCAATATATTCTACAGAAGCAAAATTACCTTTCTCTAACATAACTTCTAACTTTCTACGAAGTTTTCTATTGTTGATTAATAAGTTATTTGAAATAGCCAAATCAATATAATCTTTAGTATCTCTTAACTCATCTAACTTATCAATATCTTCCTCATTAGCAACTCTGAATTTTCTGAATACAGGAGAAATATTATTTGGAAAAAACTCTTCAGTATCATCATCTGTGTTAATAACAAAAATACCCTTTTGGTCACTGGTGTCGTTTCTGTCCATTTGGAAAATTGACCCAACAAATGTGAATTGTTTATTTGATTGAATCAAATGTATATGACCTGACCTAACTTTTTTGAATGATTTAAAGTCGATTATGTCTATTTTATCAGCATTTTTATGAGCAACTGATGTTAGGTGCATTTTACAACCATTTAGATCAGAGTGACAGAATAGATAATCACAGTTTTTATTATCATCTATGGCTTTTATTTGATCTAATCTTTTTTCAAAGAAAGGCATCATAAGTATTTTTAAACCATTGTATTCTATTACTTCGGTAGAGTTATAAACTTTAACATTTGGTATGTATCTAAATGGTCTTACTGAGTTAATTTCGGAAGCACTTTTTGACCATAAGTCGTGATTTCCAATAATAATATGAAGAGGAGCAATTTTAGATATCTCTTCTACAACATCCATTCCATAATTAAGTAAGTTAATTGGAATAATGTTTCTATTATCAAAAAGGTCACCTAAGTGAACTATTATATCACCTGGTTTTACTTCTTTTTTAAGAAGGGGTATTAAAAATTTACTAAAGTATTCTTGGTGTACTTTGAACCATTTATCAACACTGTTTGGGTAGCCAAGACCTATATGTGTGTCACCTATTAGAAATATTTTACTCATGTGTAAAAGGACGGAATTATTTTTTAATATATAGATATATTAGTTTATATTAAAAAAATAAGAATAGTTATGATATATGATAAGAATTTCGTTTATTTCCTTGGATTCCTTTGGTCCGATGGTAATATTGAGAGATATAGAACAGTTTTGGAAATAGTTGAGGATGATGCTCTAGATATAGTTGAAGATATAAAGCTTATAAGTTTTCTAAATATTAAAACTATGAACCGTGTTAGAAAAAATAGAAGACCTCAGATGTCCATTTATTTTTGTGACTCTAAGTTCTATGATAGTTATCAATCAAAATATTTTATTGATAAAAGTGTAAAGGCACCGCTTGATTTACTATCTGATATACCCGTTGATTTGGTTAGGTATTTTTATCTTGGTCTTATTGATGGTGATGGATGTTTTTATTTTAATGAGAAGAATAAATCAAGACAATTTTATATCACATCTTGTTATGATCAAGATTGGTCACATATAGAAGACTTATTTATATCATTGAATATTAAACAATATGAGATTAGAAGAACAATTAATAAAAATGGAAATAGTAGTTCATATATAAGAATAAAAAAACATCAAGAAATAGAAATTCTATATGAATATTTATATCCTATTGGATATGAGATAGGTTTAAAAAGAAAGTATAATAAGTGTAAAAGTATTGTTGATAATAAGCCTAAAAATTCATCTAATAAATCCAATATAGATACTGATTTGTTAATATCAAAAATAAACGAAGGTTTGGATATAATAGATATTGCCAACCATTTTGAGTGTAATTGGAGAAAGATATACAATTGTTGTAAGAAAAACAATATATCTTATAATAGAGGTTTCTTTAAAAGAACTAGAAAAGTTTAATCTTTTCTTCTGGCTTCTCTAGCACATTTCTCACATCCACTACCTGCATATAAGTGAGCATTTGGTGTTTGTTCAAATTCTCCGTGTATAGGACATATTATTTTGACTTTAGTTCTACAGTTCTCATAAAGAACTAAGTCGTAGTTATACTTATAGTTATGTTTAATATTTGACTTTTCAACAAATTCTTTACTCTTTTTACTTCTTCTATTAAGAGCTTTTAATTCTTTTGATATGGCTTTTTCTTTAGACTTGCAATTTTTATTACAAAACTTTCTATCGGGTCTACCCCAAATAATCTCTTTATTGCAATATCTATAGTTACAGTTCATATACTATTTATTAAATAGTGGAAATGGCATTTTTTACAACATAATATTTTAAAATAGAGCTAAAGAGAGAAAGAAGAAAAATATATAATTTATAAAAAATAATTTAAAAAAATATGCCATTACCACACTTCACTCAACTTTTAAACACCGGTTCACCGGGTGGACCAGGTACGTTACCTGATGAAGTAGTATATACAAATTTGTTTGAGACGACATTTGTATTACCTGTAATTTTACAGGCTCAAGGTAGAAACCCTATCTTACTTCTTCAAAATGCGTTGAATATAGATTTTAACTTAACAGAATTTGATGTTGCTGTTAAAGAACAAAGATTTAAATATTCAACAAGAGCGTTTTTAACAACTCCTACAAAAACTTCTGGTTCATTTAACATTAAGTTTAATGTTAACGTAAATCAACAAGGTTCTATGGAGACTTGGAACGCAATGAAAGCTTGGTACGATTTAGTATTTAACTCACAAAATGGTACACTTCACTATAAATCTGATATCATTGGTACAATTATTGTTAACCAACATGATAAAAAAGGTGTTGTTTTAAGACGTGTAACATTCCAAAACTGCCAAATCAGTAAGTTAGCTGGTTATTCACTTGATTGGTCATCTAATAATATTATTGAATCAGTTCAAGCAGACTTTATCTATGATTACTTCATTGATGAATATATTGATAACAACTTTACTATTAATCCTCCAATTATTTCTGGATACTAATAATAATATTAAAATTAAAAACCCATCTTTTAGATGGGTTTTTTTATGCACTAAAAAACCCACCAAATTGGTGGGTTTAATTATTTTAGAACTTTGGTAAATTACCTGTCATATTTGAGGCATTTCTCATCATTGAATTAGCATCAAAGTTTGGCATTCCTTTTTGTTGTTCTTGTTCTTGTTTCTTTCTAGAAGTTTCTTCCTCTTCAACAATCTCATTAACCATTTTAATGTTTTCTTCAAACATCCAAAAAGGCCAATCATCCATAGATATTTCTTGTGTATGAAAGTGCTTTTGTAATAGAAGCTTATTCTTTAATATATGCTTCAAAGGCATCATGAATAACGAAAATACCTGACGCTCCGTTGGGAAATTGCATATCTGTGTGGACCTCCTCACCACACGAACAAGTTTTCTTCAATTCTTTGATACCAAATGTCATTTTACTAACTGCTGCATTTAAGAATTGGAAAGAAATATCATCAATTTCTTCAAACTCTTTTAATTTAGCTTTAATACCTTCATAAGTTATTGAAGATCTACCTGATAACATAAAAGGAATAATTTTCAAAAAAGATAAATTTGGAGTTCTTTTTTCATTATTTTCTTTTAGTATATAATCGGTGAAGGCTTTTTGTAAGCCAATGTTTGGTGGAGTTAACTCAAATTCTTTGCCATTTACAGTGGTAAAATGATATGATCTTGTAGAAGCACTGAAATATCTATCAAGCTTTTCATCAATTTTATGAAAAGAAAAGTTTTCTCTTTTTAACTCTAATTGTAAATCATTACCACAACCACATCTTGTAGTTACTGTTAATGAATTGCCTTGTTGGAATGTTAATTCTCTAACTAAGAATATTAAGAATAATCTATCTTGGTCTTTTATTTCAAGGTAAGATCCCATTTTACCATCTGAGTATTTAATTCTAACACAAGATTGTAGAATATCATTCATTTTTTCAACAATATCATAGAAGTTTTGATCATCAACCATTGAATATGCTTGAATTTCTTTTACCTGAGCTGGTCTCACCATAAATATAGTACCTGCTGGATAAAAATCACCACAAGGTAATTCTTTAATATCAAAATTAAAAAACTGAAGATCTGTAGTTCTTGTGTTGTCAATTTTTGGTTGTTCTACAAATGGAATATCAGAGTTACTTTGACTCTTAGAAGCTTCTAAATTACCAAGATGTTTCTTTAAGTAATCTTCTTCGCTCATATTATTTTGTTCAGACATATTAATTATTTATTTTTTATTATATATTCGTGGGTTTATTATCCCTATGGTTATAATAAAAAAAAGAGGAAAGTTTTCACTTTCCTCTTTTTAGTATAAATTTAATGTTTATTATCCGTTTATGAATCCACCTGCTGAGATAGCACCTGTTCTCAAGATTGTAATATTATTTACAATAATACCCATACCCTTGATTGGTTCAACATAAGTATCAAGAACACCAATTTGGTTGTCGATGATTTCACTTGTGTTATTTTCTTCATCCATTTTGTTAAAGTAGTTATATAAACCATTCTTACTTACATAAGTTTCACAGATAACGTCTGCTCTAAGTTTAATTTCTGATCTAACATCAGGTGTATTAAATTTCCATTGGAAGTCTAATAACATTCTTGATAATTCTCTCTCAAGTTCAATCAACACCTCTCTAACGTGTAAGTATGAAAGAGCTGATTTGTAAAGTGTTTGAGCTGTATTTTCAGTTTCAATTACATTTCCTCTGTTTCTCTTGAACACAATTGGGTTCATTTGAGCACCATTTATGTATTCGATATCAGTTGGAGTGAAATCCATTTCAGTTTTTGTAATGTTAGTGATTCTACCATTAGTAACACCTGCTGCGATTGTCCAAGGAGTAACACCACTTACATTAGAGATGTGTTTTCTCATATAAGTTGAAGCTACCCAAGCTGCTGGTGGTACATCTATTGGTCTACCATTGTCATCAACTGTAACATAAGGCATAAAGTAACCTACTGAAGTTGAACCTAATCCATCACCAAAAGAGTAAAGGAATGCAGGAGAGCTTGTTGGGTCACCGCCTTCTGCTACATAGTCAAGTCTAAGAGTACCATATGTAGGAGATGTTGGGTCATTGTCCATAAATGATGGAGATGTTGAGTTCTTGAACTCCTTCATAGAAGGCATATTAATAATTCCAAGAGCGTCTAATCTTTCACCACAAATATCTACTAATTGTTGTTTAGATCTTTCAGTTAAACCAAGACCGAATGAGTCGATTAAATATCTAAAGTCAATAGCTTCTTTGTTAGTTATTGCTTTGAATAAAGGAGTTCCTTTAGCAACAATATTTAATATTGTATTTTGTCTTGATTCAGTACCGTCAGGTAAAGAAGCTGTTCTGATTCTAAATCCTTTCATAGCAATACCTTTGTAAGTAAGAGCATAGTCTTCAATTGCTGTATATCTAGTTGTTTCTAAACGTCCACCATAGTTAACTTTATAAATCTTATCATCACAAGTGATTTCAGATAATGTTGAGTCACCACTGTAAGCTTTCTTAGTTAGAATTCTTGTAAGTTTTCTAGGTACACCAGCTTCAGGTGTTGTATTCCAACCTTCTGCTAATAAGAAGTTACCAGGAACGATTTCAGTATATCTACTTGACTTAACAAGTATTTTATTAGGTACTTGAACATATCCAGAAGGAACTTCAATTTCAACTGTTTGAGTGAAGTTTGATTTTTCTGATTGAATATAGATAGTATTATTAGCTATTATATCAAGAGCTGTATTACCACTGAATGCAGCATCATCAAAGAATCCAACATAAAGATCTCCACTATTTAGATACATTTTAATAAATTTCTTATTAATGTAGTCATAAATTTCAGAAACATTCATAACTTCTTCATATACTACAGCCTCACTAACTTCATAAGCAAAATAACCACTATAACCTAAGTGAGTTGCTAAAGTTGCAGGTGCAGTATTTGATGCTATTATAAATGAACCAGTATTTTTTGTAGAATCTGGAACAATAAATTGTTCATATACATTGAAGGCTGGGTCAACAGCACCATCAAATATAACATAATTATGACCAGCATATGCAGATGTTGCACCTGTAGCTGTTTCACCATCAATGAATATAATAGTGTAAGTTTCGCCGTTTTGTATCATTGACTGAGGAACTCTATTAGTATAGAAGAAATCACCAGTGTTGATAATACCATCATAGTAGTTTGTGTAGTATTTAGAGTATAAACCTACGACACCATCTGAAGTTGTAGCAGCTTCCATTTTAGTAGTCATAGAATCTTCACCCATTATAAGTTCATTATCTACTGTGTAAACTACAAAGAAACCAGCAAGTATATCAGATAATTGACCACTTGATAATCCTGTATTTAATACAAATGATTTGTTAGCAGTTGTTGTAGTAACAATATTTGTTATTGTCATTCCTGATAAGCTAACTTTATCAAAGTTATTAGCTGGACCAAGATTTAATACCATTTTGTCTTTGTTAACTGAACTAATAAGACTTACCAACTTGTTGAATAATTTAATTCTTCTATATTGTTGGTAGTTAGCACTTGTAGGTGTTGCGTTAGTGTTCATAAATTCTACCTTGATAGAACCAGAACCTAAGTTAGTGATATAATAATCATCAGAACCACCTGTACCATAACTAAGATCTACAAAACTATTTAAGTCTACGTTTACATCTGTTATAGTAAGTGAGTCAGGTATAATTTGACCGTTAATCATTCTAAAGTTAGCATAACCTAGAACGATATCAGTTGCTGGAACTGATGGGTGTGTAGTATTTACATCCGATGTTGAACCAGTTGTGTTAGAAACCATTGTTATAGCTCCTGTGCTATCCAATACAAATGTAGATACAAATGATAATGTAGCTGAAGAAACTGAATAGTCAGTTGCACTTATAGTTAATGATGTTGTTGCAGAAACCGGAACTTGAACATCACCTATCATAGCAAAGGCATTATCTGCTACATTGTAGGTAACTACGATAGAAGCAGAAGCTGATGATGTAGCACCATTTCTTGTTACGTTATACACATAACCTTCACCAAACCAGAATGTTCTGTTTTCACCATATGCGATTACACCAGTGCTTTCAGGGCCATTACCATTATCAAATGCGTGGTATGGTTGTCCATTATAGTTGTATGTTACGTTTGTTAAAGCTGTAACGTTACCTGGTAAGTCTAATGGAGTATTTGTAATTTCAATAGACTCTGCGATTGTTTCTTTATAAGACAAGAACTCAATTGATGATTCATCAATACCTGCAGTTGTTTGACCTACTAAGTCTAATAAACCGTTGTAGTAATCTGTTTCAACTAAATCTGAGTTAAAAGCGCAGAATAAACCAGTTTTATCTGTATCTCTGTTAATTGTTGTTTCAATAAAAATATTAGTACCGTTGGCATCTCTAAAATATGGAATTAATGACAATCCTTGATAATAAGCTAATAAAGTAACATTTCTATCATTAGCGAAGTTTCCAATCTGTTCTTTAATAAGACCAGATGTGTTGAAGTAAGATTTCCATCTATTGTCAACTGCTAAAGTTTGGTAATCAGTCCAATCACCACCTACAACTAAAACATCTACTAAGTAGTCAGATGCCCAGTCATTAGCATTTACATATGGCGGAAGTTTTTCTTGAGAACCATACCATTCGATAAGGGTTCTGTCGAAACCAGTTCTATCACTTTTAATGATAAATGTAGTAATATATTTATCAGAAAGGTTAGTGATATTGAAAGCTCTCTCAGTATAACCAGTATTACCTTTAGTTAAATTGATGAAAGATTCTGTATCTCTTTTCCAGAAGCCAGTAGTGTCAAAGAATCTTCTGTATGCACCACTTCTTTCGATGTCGTTCATATATCCAGCAGAAGCTGATAATGATTTATAATCAATAACATCAAGAGTATCATCTGTACTTAAAAGATTGATAGCGTATACCGGAGCAGATTCTAACATTTTTTGGATAGTTCTGTGGAAAAATGAACCTTTTCTTTCCAAGCCTCTGTCAAGTTGACCAAATATCGACTCTAGGTCGCTAAGAGTTGTAAGTCTAATAGGTGTGTTTACTGGTCCTTTTTTAGAAACACCAATAACCATATTAGTAATACCCTCAACAACTTGAGATGTTATAATTGAATTATCATACTCTTCTATGAAGATTCCTGGTCTTTTGTATTTTCCAATTTGAATTGCCATATTTTTAATATTTTTTTTTATGTTATAGAGTATATATAAAATGTAAAAAATGATATTTTTTCTATTTTGATGTCTGACTTGACATCTTCTTGATATTATCCATCATATTTTTTTCTACATCTTTCATTTTATCATCTAATGACTTTTGTGCTTCTGCTATATCTTTAACTAAAGAAGCTATAGTTGTCGTATTTGTCGATATTCTGTTGGTTATATCAGTGATTTTACCATTTACAGATTGTTTTGTGCTGTCGTCGGTTATACTTTGTAGTTGACTACTAAAATCATCTTTTTTAACTTTATCATCAGCAATACTATTTTGAAGATTATCAACTTTTCTTTTAAGATTAGCAACATGTAGGTATTCAACTAAAAAAGGATTTTTAGGTGTTTTTTCATCAGCCTTGCCTATAATCTCATCAACCTTTATTTGTAAGTCGGCATCTGATTTTATTTTAAGATAAGCATTATCTAACAAAGGTTTCTTTGTTTTGTATTCAGCCAATTGCTTTTGAGTTATTGATAACTCATCTTTAGCCATTTTAACATCAGGTTCGTCTGTTAGATTAATATCAAAGTCTGCTTCTTCTATAAAGAGTTTATATGTTTTAAGAGTTCTCATTATTTTTTAACTATTGATGTTTTGTTAGCATCGTTTGATGCTGCAATATTTACAAAGCCGCCATTTTTTGTTATTGAATTTGAGGCATTTGTTAATACAAATCTCCTAACTATATCTTTACCCTCTTTATCTTTTAATTTTTCCTGTAAAGTAAATATTGACTTAATATCAATTTCAGCCTCTTCTGATAATTTTGAAGATGCTGCTTTATTTTTACCCTCATCAAACTTAGTTATGGCTTTAATTGAATATTTACCACTTAACTTAAACTTACCATCTTTATCAATAAGAGATTCTGGTTTTATTCTAAAAGCTGATATTATAAATTCCTTACCATCTTTATTTTTTTGATTTTTATTTAAACCAAATGGTAGATTACCACCTTCTAACTTAATAGAATTTCCCGATTCTGTTATGTATTTGTCAAAAAAGTACATACTTCTACAATATGAGATGTATAACTCACCATTTTGCAAGTCTTGTATGTAGAAATATAATACTTTATTGTCATTTGTACTTGTTGCAAAGAAAGTACCTTTTAATTGTTCGTAGTTATCAAACTTTAATGGTTTTTCTGTAAAATTTAAGTTTCTAACCTTTATAGAATCTGCAATTTTACCATTTTCATTCATTTCTTTTTCTCCACCGATAGCCAACTTTTCGTTATCTACGGATGTACCAAAGTATTTTTCAATAAATTCGGCTTGTTTGCCTTTCCCGGATTTATCAGTTTTGTATAAGGTATCACCATCAATCATATCATTCATGAATCTTAAAAGGTTCTTACCCGCATCTTTTATTATGTTACCTTCTTCGGTTTTTAGTGTAGTCTCTTGTCTAAATATTTTTTGATATTTTGTATCTTTTTTAATATTAAGAACCGCATCTTCCCATTGGTCAAAAATCGCATTATTTCTATATGGCCCACCAGTAGAACCTGCGCTGTCTGGTGACCCACCGCCAAATGTTGTGTACTCTCTAAATGTTTTATTAGATACCATTCCTCCTTTTCTGCCTGTTGGTATAACTTGAGTTGTATGTAATTTATATGCTCTATTAAAAACTTTAACTATTTCAATAATAGGATCCATTCCTTGTATCACAATAGAATCGCTTTTACTAGCCTTGTCAAATGCTATACGAGCTTTTTCCATTTCACTCTTTGTCATTACAAAGCTTTTGATATCTACATTTTTATCCCAATAATCTTTTATCTTTTGAGACATGATCATTTGAGTTGGTTCTGAAACCTCTTCAGTTTTATCGGTTGTTATTTTTTCCTCTTTAGAATCTACATCCTCGTCAGCTTCATTTATAAAGTCAAAATATCTAAATATTGATTTAGATTCTTTTTTTAATTGATTGGGTCTAACAGCAAATGTTCCAATTGATTTGTCAGTTGCTACTGATAAAACGTCTTTATTAGCTAATTCTTTTCCTTTTTTATCATCAGATGTTAGATATTTTTTATCATCACCTGGATAAACAACTTTATCCTTATCTACTGCAATAACATCTTTAGTCTCGCCTTTTTTATTGGTGTATTTATAATGCTTACCTAATTCAATATCATCTTCTGTTTTAACCTCTGATTCAGTATTGGAATCTTTAGTTTCTTGAGACGATTTTAACTTTGGTAATAGTTCTTTTAATTTATCATATGAACTAATAAAATCTTTAATAGGTTGATTAGCTTCTGTTAGTTGAGCTGATAAGCCCATATCACCTTTGAATGCTAAAATAACATTACCAAATAATGAAATAGCCTTAGGTATGTCATTATCAGAATCTGGATTTAATTCTTCTTTAACAAGATCATCATGGCTTAATAGGTTCTTACCAATAGTTTGCTCATTCATAACTACTTGGTATCCTATTTTACTTATAGTTTTTTTATATAGTTCTGCATTCTCACCAGATTCAGAGTTCTTAATAAGATCTTGAATTCTAGTAACCATATTAGAAATACCTGACTTAGTGTAAGCACTTTCAACTTTTTTCCAAGCATTAATAGCTTTAGTTTCATTTGATGCTAACTCTGACTCAAATATTGGAAGAGACTCATTTTCATAAAAAAATCTTTCAGTTGTTACCTCTGCTTTTACAGGTTCTTTTGTATCAACTTTAGTTGTTTCTTTTTCATTTGGTTTAGCCTGAGTTGTTGATTTTGGATAAGTTATTTTACCATCTTTTACAACATCGCATAAAGAAATAACAGATTTTAGTAAAGTAACTGATGTTTTGTAAAATAATTCAGATGTTTCACTTGATACCTCTGGCTTTTCTTCACTTTTTTCTTCACCTTCTGTTTCTACAGGCTTTTCTTCTTCTCCTTTTTTAAACTCATTTAAGAATTCTCTAAACTTTTTTAATTCTTTTATTAATTTATCTAAATCACTCTTATCAATTGTTAATTCATCCGCTGGTGTTTTATTTTCAAAGTCTGTAATTTCTTTGATAGCGGTATCGGTTAGATTTTTTAACCCTTCTATTTCTTTAAGTGTCTCATCATCACTTTTACCTTCAAGTTCCTCAACTGAATTCTTTAACTCTTCTAAAAAAGCATATAGTGAAACTTTATTATATCTAGCTTTATCTTCTTTTGATAAGCCAGATGCGTATGATCTACTTAATAAATCATCAAAAGCTTCTTGCAATCTTTTACCAACTTGCTTTATTCTAACTAGATTTGCACCTATTTTTGCTTTTCTGATGGCAGAGTTTATCAATCTACCAAGTAATGAGTCATTCCAAGGTATATCATTGGCAAATGGACCGGATTCAATTTCTTCATTGATTGAATCATCTTTTATAGATATATGTTCATCGATCTTGATTATACTTCTTTTAAGGAATTCATCTCTATTACTAAGATACTTCATAAATTTATGTAATTTTTTCAACTTATATATTAAAAACTATTTACTTAAAATTGGTAAATTAGATAATAATGCTTATATTTGTATAACAAATTAACCACTACAACAATGAAATCTATGAATATTGACATCAACAAAATTGTTCACTTAGAATTGAGAAACAAACACGGTAAAAAGTTTTCTAACACAAGACTTAAATTTATTGCTGAATTTCTATCAATTAACTCTGATTTTTTGGTTGATTTAAGTGATAAGTATGACAATATCTGGTTTATCAATACTGGTGTTACAACTATGGTATTTGCTACTTGTGGTGTATCTTCTTATTCTTTTGAGCCTTTTAGTGTTGGATATGATGTTGTTAGAGATATAAAAGCCATTGAAGTTCCAAAAACTCCACCTCAAACTAAAAAATCTAAAGTTGTTAAAACTAATGAAGTTGGTAACGTCTTTATTGAAGATTTGATTGGTGATTTAGATTTAGACGTGGATACTATTCTTGATAAGATTTCTGCTACTGGTATGGCATCTTTGACCAAGAGAGAATTAGAGTTTTTGAACAGCCTTAATAAATAAAAAAAATCATTTTTTTCCACTTCTTAAAAAACCAGGCATATGTCTGGTTTTTTTTATTTTAAAATATATTTTTTTTATCCACCTTTGAAATTTTTGTAAATTCCACGATTGTCTTTTTAATAATAAAAAAATAGAATATATAAGTCATACAAATTCATATTTTATTATGAGATATACAGAGTTAAATTATCGTGGTAAAACTTACACAAGTACAAATGAAATACACGATATTCTTCTTAAAGAAAAATTCTACTGGCTTATTGACTCAGAGATTGAGAATGCTCAGTTAGAAATAAAAAACAACACACTTATATGGAAAAAAGGTAGTTTCTATAATGGAGACTGGTACTATGGTATTTTTAAAGACGGTAGCTTTTATGGAAACTGGGAAAACGGTATATGGGAAAACGGCAATTTTGGCGGTAAATGGCAAAGCGGCATTAATCTTACAAAGATATAAAAAAAAACTAAATTACCATGAAGAGAAAAAGAATTGCTCTTGAAACTAAAGAAAAGAAACAAGAAGCTAATGAAATTTTGAATCAGAGAGAATTAAGAGTAACAAAAGAAGGAACTGAGTACTTCTTTGAGATTGGTCCAGAAATGACATCAGATTTAGCAGAGGCGGTGTCAATATTAATGAGAAAGGCTGACTGGAATGATCCGATTTGGAATACGGCAATAGATAAAAAAATGATTTATGAAGATATAACCCCCGAAAAAGCAATATATTGGTTATCTGGTGGACACAAAGAATGGGACTCACTAGATCATTATAATAGACCTTGGTGTGATTGTTATTTAGAATTTCAAGAAGAATTTGGGTTTTTAATAATAAACATAGTTAAAAAGTCAAAAACGTTATTAGATATAAGAAATTGCTTTATGAAATACTTAAATTTACCAACATTATATAACTTCGCAATAGGCAAAAGCATGGTAAGAAACTAAAAATAATATATTTAAGAAATCCCGTTAGAAATGACGGGATTTTTTATTTAATATATACATTATGGAAAAAATGAAAAAGGTTTGTAGCAACCCCTGGTGTAAAGCACATTTCTATTACACAGAAGATGATATGGTGGAAGTTAAAAAAGACCATAGAATATCTAAGATAGATAATGTTTTGGGGGAAGTTCAAAAAATTGCACCAAGTGAGTGTCCAAAGTGTAGAAGCTTTGCTACTGAACTAAGTGGTGGTGTTGAATGGAAAGATAAAGAATATGAGGGTCCAAGATTTGATGGTACTCCACATGAATTTAGATATAAAGTAACAAATTATAAATTATAATGAAATCACATTTTTTTGACTTAGATGTAATATTGACTACTAATAGTTCTGTTTGGATTGTTGATAAAACAAAACCTAATATTCCTATTATGAAAATATCTGAATCAGATTTTAATTTGATTAAAAGAGGTATTTATAAAAGCCAAGGAAACTCAATTAATTTTGGTGGTCATATTTACTGGATTCCAACAGAAATGTTTGAAACATTGAAGATAAAAGCAAAAAACTATAAAGCTGATATTTCAAATCTTGCTTTTTCTATGCAAGAATTCATGAATAAAGAATTAATAGAAAATTTAGAATATACTATTAATTTAGATAACATTTTACATTTAAAAAATACCAACGATGATATTTACGTTATTTGTTCTAGAAATAATAAAAGAAATTATGAGTTAATGATTTCTAAGATAGAAGATAAATTAAAAGAGAATGGATTGGTTATAAAGAAGTTTTACTATATTTCTGAAACTTTTTATAATAGAAACTCTGACGATATATCACATAAAAAAGTAAGATTATTATTACAACATATTATTGGTCTAAAAACAGATGGTGAAAAATTCACTGATGAGAAATTAGAACAATATGATGAGTTATTCTATTATGATGATGAAGATAGTGCTATAAAATTAGCAAAAGATTCTAACAAATTATTAACAGTTTTATTATCAAATACTGAATCAGATCTAAAAGACAATATTAAAGAAGAATTAAAATCTAAAGAACATACACTATATGTTAATTATGCAACTGGTAATAAAGTAAATAGATTTATAATCACAAAAGTTGATATTCAATTTAGTAATTTAATAACTGTATTTGAAAGTTTTAAGTGGAGATAATTATTTATCCTTATCTTTATTTATCATAGCATTCTTAATCAAATCATTCAACTTTCTATTATCCATAATAGCACCTGATGCGTCTTCACTTGCTGCTTCTTCTGATGCTGCATTTTGAGCTTTAATAACATCTGGATTTTCAATTTCGTTAAGACCTAAGTCTTTTCTCAATCCTTTATAAAACTTTTCAAGTTCGGTTCTTTGTGTAGATGAGAATTTAGAATTTTCTCTAATTTGACCAATTGTTTGATTGACAACCTCGTGCATTCTAGCAGAGTTATCACCATTATCAACTTGTCTTAATTGTGATAAGAAGTTCTTTCTTGTCATTTTTTGTAAGAAGATAGTCTCAGCATATACTTTAGCATCTTCTTTCATTTTATTTCTAATATAAGGGTGTTCTTTTAATTGAGGTACATCACTTAAATATAAATCAATAAGTGATTCTAATACGTCCATAGACTGTTGTGTTGCAACTGTCATATCTGAGTCGTAATCATATATTTCTATCTCACCTAAATCTGGTAAATCTTCAGGTCTGGCAAGGTGTTTACTAATATCAAATTCACCACTCTCTGATTGGATTTCATCGAATTCGTCTTTGATTCTATTTCTTTCATTCTCTGTTTTTGACATAAGAAGGCGGTTTTTTACAATATATATTAAAAAATATCTTTTCCTAAAATATGGCGTTTGCTCCACAACAAGAAAGACAAATGGTTTTCACAACCAAATTGGTAGATGATGCTACAGATAAGATTAATGACGGTGTTGTTGTTAAGAGATATCAAAATCCTTGGTTAAAGTCTGAAGTAGGACTTAGAAGAGCCGGTGTTACATTTAAAATGACCGCTGATGAACAATCAGAATATGTTAGGTGTGCTTTAGATGTTCATTACTTTACTGAAAAGTATTGTAAGGTTAAAACCGAAGATGGTTCTATTAATAATATAAAACTAAGAGATTATCAAGAAGAGATACTAGATAACTTTGTAAACAACAGATTTAATATTTTAATGGCATCTCGTCAGGTTGGTAAAACAATCTCATCATCTATTTTCATGTTGCATACAATTTTATTTAATAATGATAAGAATATAATGATTGTAGCCAACAAAGGTGATACAGCAGTAGAGATTGTTGATAAGATTAAATCAATTTATTCATTATTACCTTTCTTCTTAAAACCAGGTATTAAAACTTGGAATCAAAAGTCATTAACATTTGAAAATGGTTGTAGAATTAAAACATCTGCTAGAACAAAGACACCAGCCATTGGTTTTACTATTGACGTACTTTATTTAGATGAGTTTGCTCATATTCCTTCAAATATTATTGAGCCTTATTATACCGCGGCTTTTCCAACTGTATCAGCCGTTCAGAATTCAAAAATTATTATTACATCTACTCCAAATGGTATGAATTTATTTCATAGATTATTGATAGATGCGGAAAGACCTGAGGGTGATCCTTTAAAAAATAACTATAAACCAATGAGGGTTTATTGGTATCAAGTACCTGGTCGTTTCGTTACTTATATAAGGTTAAATGCTCATAAATTGTATGAACATGGTGTCACTAAAGAAGACATTTTTAATACTGTTAGTGATGCTTGGTCTTCTGCTACTAAGGTTGAGATGAAGTTTATCACAGATACAATGAAAGATGTCATTTATGTTTATAATAATGATAAGTGTACTGATGAAGATGTTAGAAAAATGACATTTATTGATAGTAAAGGACACGAGGTTCCTATTTTAGCAATATCAGAAATGACAACCTGGAAAGAAGAAGCCATTAAGGACATTGGTGGTGAAGATGCGTTTAACCAAGAATATGGTTTAAGATTTATTAATGCTTCTAAGTCATTATTAAACGAAGCAATTATTGATGAGTTATTAAGAAATAAAAAGCATTATGTTCATGAGCCTATAATGGAATTTGATAAAAGACTAAAATTTAGTTATGCCGATTTAAAATGGGTAGATGATGAGGTTTTTATACCTATCATGAGAAAAGATTATAAATATGTAATATCGGTCGATATATCAGAAGGACTTGGTCAGGATTACTCCATTATAAATATATTTAAGATATCTGAAAAACCAAGAGATTTAATAGAAATTCAAAAACCATCTTATAAGTCAATAGTTGATTTCTTTAGGTTAGAACAGATTGGTATTTATAGAAATAATTACATATCTGTCAAGCAGTTGGCTGAGTTACTTTATATGATAGTATTTGAATATTTAAACCCGGATAACTGTAAGGTGGTTGTTGAGTTAAATAATTATGGTAACACTTTATTTGCTGAATTGCCACATGTATTTGATGGTAATAATAATTATGGTTCTTCGGTATTTGTTAGATATAAACACAGAGCAGACGCTACTGAAGAAAAGGTCGGATTAAAAGTGGGTGAGAATAAAAATCTTATGGTTAAAGATTATCAAGATTTGATGCAAAGTAAGAGTTTTGTTATTACCAATGAAGAAAACATAAGAGAGATTACAACATTTGTTAAACACACTACATCAGCAGGTAATACTAGATATGCCGCTGACGTTGGACATGATGATACCGTAATGACAATTGTCAATGCTACCACTGTGTTTGGTAGACATGACTTTAGTGAGATGATTGAAGAGTGGTCAAGTAAGTTTGTTGATAAGGAGTTTATGAGTTATGTTCAAGAAACACTAAAAAATATGGACTATGTAGAAGGTTTAGACTATGGTCAAGTCTTAAAAATAAGAAAACAGCAAATGAATCGATTTAAGGCTAATAATAATGGATTTGGTACGGGTACTAATTGGTTTGGTAAATAAAAAAAGACACATTTCTGTGTCTTTTTTTATTAATTATTTGCTTCCATTGTCGCACTTAGTCCAGCACTTCTTAGTTTATCTTTCATTGTTGAGATTGTTTCTATATCACCATATTTAACATCACAAAATCCGTTATAGTGAACTATGTGAGCACACTGAGTTGCTTGCTCTTGCTCGTGTTTACAAACTTTCATTAAACAAGTGATAACCCAATCAAACGTATTGTGATCATCATTGTGAAGTATTAACTTATACGGTTTTGATAAAATCTCATCTACCTTTGATTCAGTTTTCTTTTTGGTAATTGTTGCCATAATTTATTATATATTATTTGAAAAAATAGTTTCTTTTTTGTTAACAACATCAACAACTTTAACATCTACATGATGATCTGCTGCCCATTCTTCAAACTTAATTAAATGTTCATGTCTATCGTCAAAAAGTATAAACTCATGGACTCCTAGTTCTTCAATCTTTTCTTCAAATAGTTTAGTTTTGAAGTTATATGTATCACCACCCCAGTTTAAATGTACTTCATCAAATGATAGATTATGTTGGTTTAGAATACTCATAACATTTTCAAGCATTCCTGTTTTTTTTCTAAGACGACCTGTTGCCAAAATAACATAGTTATCTGGATCTGATACGGCTTCTAAGTATTTTTTATAAACCCATTGATTTAATGGTACATAAAATATTTCAGGGTCTATACTTTCTGGTCTACCCCACCAACCACCAAACGGCCAATCAGTTCCAGTTTTTTCTTTCCAAATTTTTTGACCTTCTTCAGGCTTTGGAGTGTGACAAATTGTATCGTCAAAGTCAAATGATATCAGCCTTTTATAACTCATTATTGTAGTTTATTTTTAAATATTTACAAATATATATAAAATTTTTGAAAATTAAAAGGGTAAATTGAAAAATAATATATATTGCAAAAATAATAAGTTTTATGAAATTAGACATTAAGTCAATTTTGATACTTGTTTTACTTGGACTAACAATTTTATTTGGTTTCAAATGGTTTTTATCTGGTGATTCAGCATCAAAAGAAAGAGTTAAACAATTAGAGTTACAATTCGACTCATTACAAAAACAAAAAGCAGCGGTTGATATTGAAATAAACTCCTGGAAAGCAAAATCTGATAGTCTTAAACAATTGGATATTAAATTACAATCAGAATTAGTTAAGCAAGAGGCTCAAACAAAAAAAGCAGAAATTGAAGCTAATAAATCTAAAGCTAATTTAGATAAGTTAAGACATGATATGGCTGAAACTAAAAGTAAAATAAATGATTTTAAGAACCATCCACCTAATAGAACAGGAGATTCACTCTTGCAGTCACTAAAAAATAAACTATCACACTAATGAAAAAACTTTTATCAATAATTATAGGAATGACTTTAAGTTTAACAGCTTTTTGTCAATATTCAAATCCTATAGAATACCCAAGATATGAAAAGGATTCAAATGGTCAAGATGTTGTTGTTATAACTATACAACAAGCTCAAACTCTTGATAATAATATGGAGCTATTAGGACTTTTAGAACAACTTAATTCTCAATTGCAAAATTCAGATTCAGTTTGTATTAAAGTTATTAACGATAAAGACCAGGTAATTTCTTCACAAAAAATGGAAATTCAAAAATTAAAAGAGTCTTTAGATAATAAAGATCAACAAATTTCAGCATTACAAGGTGAGATTGCTGGTTATCTTAAAAAGATTATGGTTTTAGAGGACCAAGTAGAAAATAGACAGAATGTTATAGATGAGAAGAATTTACAATTAAGAAAAGCAAAGACTAAAATGGTCATAGGTGGTATAGGCGGTACTGCCATTATCATTGGCTTAATAGTAAGTATTATAACACATCATTAATGTGAAAAAAATGACTTTTTATACTTAATATATAATCTATAAAAAATATTCAAATACAAATGAAGCATATTAGAACATATGAAAGTTATCGTGTTAAAAAGAATAGAGAAGAAATTATTAGAGAATCTGTTCTTCAAGTTAACGATATTTACAAAGTAAAGACAATGATTGATATTCCTCAATCTTTAATCAATGCTTATGTAAAAAAAGTAAAAGATACTACTGGTAAAAACTTACGCACGTTCTTTGGTGATGTTGATATTGCTGAAGAAATTGTAAAGTTTATTAATATGGATAACTTAGATGTTGATAAAATCCCTGGTGGTGCTTTAATGGGTGGTGGTCAATCACAAACTCAAACACAATCACAGGCTCAACCTCAAGTTCAGGTAGAAGCACAACCTCAAGCTCAAACTCAAGAAGCTCCTCAGGCACAAGCTCAACCAGCTCAACCAGCTCAAACTGAAGAAGCTCCTCAAACTCAAGCACCTGCACAAGGTGAATTTGAAGAACCTGCTCAAGGACAAGCTCAATCACCTGCACAAGGACAAGCTCAGGCTCCTGCTGAAGAGGAAGAAGCTCCAGCACAAGGTGAAGAAGAAAAAGAAGAAGGTGAAGAAGAATTACCTCTTTAATTAATAAAATATTAAAAGAATTAAAACCCATCAAATATTTGATGGGTTTTTTATTTAATAAAATTACCATCAATGTGATTATCAATTTTTAATATATATAATAAAAATAAGTTATTTATGAAAGTTTGTTGTTCATGTAAACAGGTAAAAACACTTGATTCATTTGGTAAATTAAAATCAAGTAAAGATGGCTATAGACATAATTGTAAAGATTGTAGAAAAATATACTCTATAGATAATAAAGATAAAATTAAAGAATATAGAAAAGGTTATTATTTATCAAATAAAGAAAAGTGTAATTATAAAAGTAAGCAGTGGTACATAGAAAATATAGAATTCAAAAAAGAATATGACAAAGAATATGCTTTAGTAAATAAAGATAAAAGAAGTGAAACTTATAAGAAGTGGAGAAATGATAATATTGATAAAATAAGAGAATATAAAAAAAATTATTATCATAATGTTACTACAAAAGATCCTGATAAACTAATTAAAGTTTCTGCTAGGTCTTTAGTTAAGAGATTTATGAAGGTTAAAAATCACAAAACAAATGAGATAATTGGGTGTTCTTATGAGTATCTAAGATTTTATTTAGAATCTAAATTTGAAAAATGGATGACTTGGGATAATTATGGTTTATATAATGGTGAATTAAATCATGGGTGGGATATTGATCACATAATACCACTATCGTCTGCTAAAACAGACGAAGAATTAATTAGATTAAATCACTATACTAACTTACAACCTCTTTGTAGTAAAGTGAATAGAGATATTAAAAATGATAAAATTGATTTTTATATATAGTTAATGGCTTATATTAAAAAATTTGAGAGTTTTCAAAGTCAATCTATATTGGTTATAGTTGATGTTCAGAAAAGCTTTCGTAAGTTTTTTTCAGAAATGTATCTGAATGAATTAAAGAAGTATTGTAAACAATTTGATATTGTTTATCAAATTTTTGATAATCACATAGATGGTAAGAATGTGGATAAAGATTATTTATATGATGATGAGCCGATTATTCCTATTCATAAAGATCTTTATCATTTCCCTAATCAAAAAGAACTTATTGAAAAAAGATACAATTATAAAGTAGATGCTGACTTTTATAAGAAAATTCTAGATAAAGAAGTATATAATGATATTTCTGATAAAGAAGATAAGAAATTATTAAAGAAAGGTGATATATTTCCTACTAAAGAATATACATACATAGTTTATATTGGTAATAACCATCAGTGGTATCACTGCCCTAAGAAGTTATATGAGTTATTAACATCATTAAAAGATAAAGAAGTTACAATAGTTGGTGGTGCTGATGGTGAATGTCTTGAAGACATTGTAACCACCGCTGAAAGTTTAGGCGTTAAAATTAAAAGAAATTACAAGTATATCTATACTGCTAGTAGTTGTCCGATTTAACCCTCGTCAGGCATATCAAAACAAATTCTTAAAACATCACCGTCAAATCCAACCGAACATTGTTCAAAGTTAGAAAAAGCTTGAAACCTCGGAACAATTTCTTCTTGAAGTAGTTTAAATATTTTTTTAATTTTATTATTATTTGCCATAATAATGTTCTTTAATTTTTCTAGATTTTCGATCTGATTGTCAACTGAATAGCCAAGTGGTGTATAAAGTAACTCTATATTACCTGGTTCATCTGTTGGTGGTATTACTTCAAGTAAATATTTAGCTGTTAAGTAAGTTCCTTCTTCATCAACTTCCTCATCATTTATTTGAGGTATCGTTAATTCACAATCGTAAAAATAGTCGTTCTCTTTTGTATAGTCGTGAAATTCGCAGTGGAAATAATCAGATAATTCCATCATAATCTCTTTGAATGTTTCAAAATCACATTCTTCTCCTGAAGCTTCGTTGAACTTTTTTAAGTAAGTCATCTTTTTCATAGTGTATCTATAAATTTATATAGTTTTTTAGTATATTCTTTTCTTTTGTATTCTGCATTTGTCATACAATAAGCAACAAAAGCAAAGTACTTAACTTTCTCTATTAGTACTTCTCTTGATAGTACACCACCAGCATATCTAAACTCAACATAATTATTGGATAGTTTTGTTATGTTGAACCCAAGATTCTTAAATCCGATATCAGTAACTTTTTTACTTATGAATTGATTTAATACAACTTCAGCTTCTTTTAAATTATGTAGGTCTAAAGATTTTAGCTTTAACTTTTCTTTATCAGTTAGTTTTCTCAAATATGGTATTAAAGAACCACAAAACTTGTTATTCATTCTCCAAGTCATGTCTTTGAATGTGTAGGGTGTTGTTTCTTTTTCTGAGAAGTCATTTAACAACATTAAACCTTTAATTGGATTCCACTCTACTGGTTGGTTTGAACCAATGTTTATGTGTATACCAGTTCTTTCTGAGAAGTACCAATAATCTTGTTTTTCTAAATCATTATAAAAGTCATTTATCATCTCAATTGATTCTGATAAACTTGGTATGTAAGTTTTTGGTTTAATTTCAATACCTCTATCTAAAGTAGAATCACCCACAAAATCAATCTTTCTATACCATTTTCTTGTAAAGTTAGGCATATGTTGTTTAACCATCCTTTTTAGATGTGGATAATTCTCCTCGTAAATAAATGATTTAATTGAGTTTTTAAGATGATCTATTATTTTTTTTTCTCTTTCAGTTTAGTATTTATTAATATCAAACATCTCTTCAAATGTATTTAAATCAATAGATTTATCTTCAACATGATCATATAATTTATACATTAAATCATAAACTAAATCTTTTTCGGATTTCTTTCTTATTCTCATGTCTTTGTAAACAATATCTATAATATCTTCTACCGCATCTTCGTCAATATCTTTAAATTTAACCTTAATATTACTTCTATCTAATGTTTCTATTTCAAACTCAAATGCCACCGTGAAGTAATCGCTGAAGCTTTCAATCATTGCGATATCTTTAGGGTTTACTTCTTCAAATAAAGAGAATTTAATTAGATGTTTCATATTGTCTATATATATAAAATTAATATATACTAAAAATAACCAAAATTATGAAACACATTAAACTATTTGAAGACTACAATAGATTATTTGAGCACCATTTAGGGTTGAAGAATTTTAATACATCTCCTGAATATACTAAGATATGGAAAGAATGTAAATCTATTGAAAAAGATTATCTGACTAAAAAGGGGTTAAGTAAAGAAGTTGTTGACTATTTAACCAGAATTGATAATAATTCTGAACATCAAGAGAATATACAAATTCCTTGGATATACAATGAAAAAATTCTTAACGAGTTTGAATTTACATTTAAAGAAGGTATTTCTAATACTAAGGAAATTTATCCATTTCTATCTAAAAAAACAATAACAGAAAGGGAGAGTAAGTGGGCAAAATCTATACAAACGGGTGTTGAATATTTTAAAGGAAGAAAAGTAGAAGGAAACACACCTGAAGAAAGAAAAGTATTTTTAGAAGAAACCACTAAAAAATGGTTAAAAAGTCCTGATAAATCTAAACCGGTTTGTATTGAAAAACCTTGGAATAATAATAAATCTTGGATTGTAATTGATGGTGGGCATAGATTATGGTGTGCTATGAATTTATTTCCAGAAGGAATAGACCTATATATGATTAAGGTATATGAAAAGGCTATACGGAAGC